TGTGAATATTTACCGAAAAAAATAGCCTCCTAAGAGGCTATTTGGTTAATCCAAATGGATTACTTTCTTGGGCTAGAGAAAACTTTAGCACCAACCCTTTCGTTTCGTTTGTCGTTAGCTTCTTTATTAGCGGCCTTGCCGGGCTCTTTTGACTTACGGATAAACGCAGGAACGTCTTCAGGTTTCGGACCTTCTGCAACAAACTTTCTATAATCATCCATTAGCTTAGATTCAAATGCAGCCACCGGGCTAGCAGTCTCTTCCTTCTTTTTTGCGTTCGGATCGGGCATTGGATTAGAACCACTGTTCGGCGGAGTATAATCAAAATCACGAACTTTGTTTACTACATGTGCAAAGTCGTTAGGGTTATAATCGCGTGTCTTTGGATCAGGTGTATTATCATACCCTTCGTCTTCTGGCTTTCCGTTATCACGTGCATTTAACTTGTCAGTTGTGCTGCCTTTAATAGGTTCGTCGCTAGTAACCTTAACTGGCATATCTGTGGAGATTTTTACTGGTTGCCCTGTGCGAATCTTTTTAATAATGTCAGCTAATTCGTCTGCACCGCTATCGTCTATGTTTGCAGGAGGCTCAGCAGTTAATGGGCCATCATCTGGTTGCTCAAGATCGTGATCCGTCATATCATGATCACCATCCATGTCAACATCGCCCAATGCTTTCATCATAGGATCCATTCCTGGCATACCCATTGTAGCACTAGGAGTATCAGTTTTAGCCAGATCCATAATGCCACGCATCATAGAAACAATTTCTTGTGCATTGCCAGCACTCATGTTAATACTAGCTGGCATCTGAGGTGCCATATTCATTGGAGACCCCATGCCCATCATACCGCATTCTGCAAGTGCAGACTCATTAAGTTGTTTCTTAAAACCGCTTAATGCTCTTAGCTCGGACATATCTGGCTCAGGTAGATTCAATTCTACTTCTTTGCTTTCTGTTAAGACTGCTGGCTTTTCAACTAGTGCAGGCTGTGCGTTGCTGCCGTTTAGGCTAGACAATTTTTTAAGTATGTTTAACATTTCCATATTCGTATTTCCTTTATTGACCCGAAGTAGGGATCTGTTCCCCACGCTCTTTGCGTCTAGCTGCGGCATCTGCATTTAACTGTTTCAAAAATGATGTATTATATTTTTCACCGTAGTAATCATCAAACTTTGCATTAGGCAATTCTTTGTACTCACTATCTGTTAGTAACGCACCTTCTCTCTTTTCTACGGGTTCTTGATATTCTTCCGACGGCTCTAATGGGCTACGTACTACCATGTAGTTTTCGTTAATGCCTAATTCTGCTGTCAGATATTTGTGTAATTCATTTGCAGTAGTTGGGTAATTAAGAGAGATTTCGTAGATACTAACTTCTGCATTTTTAATTTTTGGAAAGTCTAGTGGTAATTGCTGGATAGGAGTTTTGCCTTTTTTGCTAAACTCAGCTACGCTGAAACGTTCTAATAAACCCTTCATCTTTGCTTCTGATTCAGAGGTGCATTCTTGTGCGACTTTAATTTTAAAATCGTATTTTTTTACAGACTCTGTAAGATATTCTTTAAATGATCTCATGGTGATTTCCTATGCTTTATTTATCCAGATTTTTAAGTTTTGCAATGAGGCTGTTACGGTCTGTAATCAGCACTCCTTCAGCTTGTACTGACTCAGGATTTGCATTACCTTCTTTTTTATCTACAGCATATTTTTTTAGCTGTAATTCTACCATTTTTAACTTTTTATCAATTTTTGCACTTTTGGCAGTGATTGCGGCATTTAGCATATTGCCTGCAACTTCAAACATGCGGGCACCGTAACGTGCTTCGACGTTCATACCTAGATCCATTAGATCGTCGTAGGCTTTTTCAGCTTTGTTTGCTAGTGCATCTAATTCACTATCGCTAATGTCGCCAAGTCCTTTAACACGAGGTAAGGCTGCTGAAATTTTGTCAAATTCTTCTAGTTTTTCTTGTAAGGAAATTGTTATAGGTTCGGCAGGAATAACTACTTCCTCGTTATCTTGCGGCAAATTAAAAAGTTCTTCAAGTTTCTTTGTCATAATATTACTTATCGCTTTTTACTGCCATTATGGAAAATATCACGCTCGCTTACTACTCTAAACTGTATTCCACGGGCTTTACACCATGCACTGGCTGCTTCCCATTTTGCCATATTTTTTACATAAGCTGCTTGATTATGGGGGTTCTTGCCCACAGATTCTTTTACTGCTTGATTGTTGGGTTTAATTTCTATCATTTCCGCATGACGTTTTTGATTCTTATCCGAATAGACGATTAAAAAATCCGGAACGTATACTGTATTCTTTCCGGTGAGCGGATCTCTATAAGGAATCTTAACAGCTTCACTAGCCCACTGCTCTATTGCAGGGTTGTTGTCGCAGAACAGCATAAACGTATGTTCCCAACTTGATCTATAAACAGGATCATGTTGCCCCACAAATTTTTCAGGATTTTTGGGAATGTATCGACCTTTAGCTGTGTTTCTCATTAGGGTAAAATGTTACGTTTAACCACTTCAACGGGTGTAATGTTTTGTGTTGTGCCCAATACACTGGTCTTAAATCTATTGAAATTTAATATTTCCGATACTAACTGGCTCAGCTCAACATTTCCTAAATTTTTCATAGAATCGAGAACGTTCATCGGATTAAAGCTGTCACGCTTGGCCTGCATCATAATTGTTATGGCAATATTTTCTGCAGATTCGTCGCTGAATCCTTTGTTAGACAATAGCCCTTTCATTGCGGTCAACGTGTCGTTATGTAATTGAACAGGTAAATCATTATATTGATTTAAGTTCTTGTTTGATAAATCACTTGCAGACCTTGCTGCTTGTTTAGGTGGTATATTGGTATACATTATGCAAAATATGTAGTTGTTGAATCGTCGTCATCTTCTTGGACTTCGTATACTTCTGCTTCTGAAACATCTATGTCTTCTGTGTCTGAGAATCGAGTTTCGGCATTTAGCCTTTCAGTTTCGAACGGATCGTCGGCACCTATTGTTTCATCTGAATTTTCAGAAGCTTCTGCCTCTGCTAGTAATGTTTCTAATTCTGCATCTTCTAAAGCAATAGTGTTTAAACTTGATGTTAATTTATCAGGATCTGTGTAGCCAAGCTCATCAAATTCTGCATAGATTGCTTCTACTGCTTCAGGGTCCCCGTCTGCTGCTGCAATCCTTGCATCTAGTTCGCCTTTTAAACTGCGACTTTGTGCAATCTGTGCGGAAATATCTGAGGCCAATGCTGCTTTTTCTGCACGAGCAGTTGCAATTGCGGCAGATGTGCCGGCAGCACTAGACGGCAACAATCCTTTGATTGCGTTTCCGATCTTATCAGTTAATCCGCCAACTGCTCCGCCGATGCCTGCCGCTAATCCGCCTAAATTAAAGCCACCGCCACCGGCCTGCTGCGACCTAGGTACTGCGGTAGTAGGCATCTCTCCTGGTAATGTTGCTAGAGAAAGTCCAGCAGGACTTTTTCCAGTTAACACATCAGGTAACTTTCCAGTTCTTGCAACTTTGTCTAAAATTCCGTAACCTTCTGATAAGATACTTGCCTTGGAGATATTCTTAGCATTGTTAAAAATTGCAGCGGCACCTCTTGCAGTTTTGAATAATCCTAACGGACTTGCATCACCTGCACCGCCAAATATTTCTCCAATTCCGGGGATAATGCCGCCTGGCCCTAATATACTATTGTTGCCGCCGCCAAAAATACTCAATGGGCCGGGAGTTGTATCGTAATGTATAGTAGCAAACCCAGTAGGGCTATCTCTTTTAATTTGCCCAGTTCCGTACAGTACTGTTTCAAATTGCACAGTCATATTATTTTCTAACAATTTACTCTGTGTTTGATCTAGTTTATCGTGACTGAAATCTGTAATAATAGGATTGACTAGTACAAACGCTGTAAACTGTTTTCTATTGAGCTGATAAATTTCAATAGATCTAAAGAAAGGATCTGTTTGCCCATTGTTTAGACCAAACGCTGTGCTTTCGTTAACATTGGTTCCTATCTTTTTATATTTTGTATCTGCAAATCCTGGGGCAATGGTCAATGCAGAAGTGTTCTTTCCGTCAACAAAATAATAGTTGTAATAGGCTTTCCACATACCAGTAGTGGTGTTATTGTGATCATCATGAAACGCCATAGCCACTGGTTGATATTCAATTTTACTCTGTACAATAGCTTTTCTATTGTACTGATTAATTGTTTCTGTAGCAATTCTGTATTTAGGTAGGTCGATATTTTTTACCAGCAAACCTAACTCAGCACCGTTCTTTGTTAAAAACTGTTCAGTGATAGGATTGTTATTTCTGTTGATGTTAAACACAACATAATACATGAACCCAGACTTGGGTGCTAGTCTAAAATAGTCATCAACATACAATCTACTCGCATGTTGGTAGTCTTTAACCTGCGTAGTGGTCGTAAGTGCTTGACCTAGAAAATTAGTGAATGCATTTGCCATAGTAATATTTAGCCGTAAAAAAAGGCCCCCTAAAGGGCCAATCTTTGAACAGGTTAATTAACCTGTTGCTAAGGAAGATAATGTTCTTCCTACAGTAGCTCCTAAGCCAACTGGTTGACCTGAAGGTCCGATCTGTAGTGCGTTATCGTATTGGATTGTAAGTGCAATCTCCATCGGAGCACTCTCAGCATATGCCAATTCGTTATAGTTTACTGACTGCAAATAGCAACCATAAACTTCCCATGTTTCTAATACGTTAGCTGCCCAATTTGCATTGTCGCCATTGCCGCCGTCAAGCATCTCAATACGAGTTAAGAACTTGTATTCAGCACCTGCTGCTGCACTTGCTTGTTCAAAGAAATCAAACTGCTTCTGTAGTTGTTCGCCAACTAACTTAGTAACGTTGCCTTGAGCATCGTCGCGAAGAGTCAAGTTCATTGGTTGCCATGTGTGCTTACCGGCATAGTTAATCTGGCTGTTATACACGTGAATTGTTTGATTTTCAAACTGAACTTGCGGTCTAGCTGCCGTTACAACTTGCTTGGTTAGCTCAGTGGTAGGTTTTGTAACACCAAAATTTTCTAGTGATACACGGAAGCGATACTTCAACTTCGGCATCAATAGACCTTGAACGGTACTACTTTGTCCACCACCTGCTAGTGGAACTGTGAATCTGCTTAAACTTGCGATTGCCATCTTATGTGCTCCTTGTCCTTAATATTTACCAATTATAGTCCAGCTTGAATATCGCCAGTGTTTTTCAAGCGTAGTGGAATATAGATAAATTCAACTGCTTTTACTGGTTCAATAGCAATGTCTAACCATAGTTCTGAACGGTCTACTCTTGTAGGTGTGTTGTTTGTTTCATCACACACTACTAAGAAGTCGTACAGTGCTCGCTGTCCTACTAACTCTAGTAAGAAGCTTTCTGTTGCTTGTTTGATCTCGTTACGAGTAATTCTATCGTTAGGTTCAAACAAGAACGGCTTAACTAATAGACTTAACTGTCTACGTAAGTATGCAACTAAACGTGCAACGTTAATTCTGTCTAATGCACTGGCGTTTCTTGCACGAGTGTATTGACCAAAGTTAACAATGCCAGCACCTGGAATTGTAGCGATTGGGTTAACTTTAACTCCTGCTAGTACATCACGTAAGCTCTGTGGCAAGCTAGTTGTTTTAAACTCGCCTTCACTAGTAATGTAACCAACACTGGTAGCATTGTCAACACCGCCGCGACGTGTGCCAGCCGGAGCAAACCACTGGAAGCTCTTAGCATCGCTGTTAACGATAGTACGTAGCATCATGTGGCTTGGTGGAACAACAATAGCATTTCCTAAGTTGTCATTTGTATAACCGCTTGGATAGAACATAGCCATATATTCGTCATAGCTAACTGCACCTTCTTCACTGTTGTCAAATGCCAACGCTGTGTTGAAGCCCCAGTTGTTTAGTTCTGTTCCGTTAGGTTGTAATCTAAACGGTGTATCACCAACAACAAATGCTGTTAATCCGCGATCTGTGTTGAATGCAATCATATTTTGAATTGCTTCTGGATATCCAGGAGCTGCAATCAAATTAAAGATTACAGTGTCAGTGTCACGAATACTTTGGTTAGTGTCAATTAGGGCTTTGAATGCTTCTACAACAAAACCTCGTTGAGCCCAACGACCAAAGCTGCCCTGGCCGGTTGGTTGGTTAGGACTTACTGTGATCCAACGGTTAGCAACATAAGGAGTAGAGCTGTTAGATCCGTCCATTTGCTCGTCGTTGTAACGTGGGTTCTTACCGTCGTTTGCATCAATGTTGATGTGTGTTGTAACATACTTCTTAACGTTGAATCCTGAACGGCGTAGGTTCCACAAATGCATACCACGTGGGTATAATGCTGGATCTGGTGCGTCTGGGTCTAAGTAGTCACTGGCTAGTAGATCAACAATGTCTGCCATCTCTTCGCTTGTTCCTGCTGTGCTCCAACGTGCATCTGCAAACAACCATCCGTCTGGAGTTGTTTGATCTGTAGTGTCTTGTAAAATCCATTTTCCGCCTGTACGGATATAAACTACTCTGCCATAGTTACTGACGTCAGCTGTGCTGATCCAAATGTCGTTATCAACTAATGGATCACCGTTGCTCTGTGTAGTAGGTGCTACACTGGCAACAATTGGACCTGCAGGATCAGTTAAAGGATATACATTCTTATAACCTTTCCATGTTGTTCCGTTGTGAACCATAATATCTACTTCGTCAACAACACTGCTATACCATAATTGACCATCAATTGGGTCTGTAAATGGTGTTTGTGCTGCTGCTTCGTATACTAAAGGCTTCCAGTTACTTGCATAGAACGTGATGTCTCTGCTGTCGTATGTAGCTTTTGCGTATAAATTCTTTGTTCCAGTTTCAATACCGGTAGTGCTGTTTCTGCTCCAACCGGAGAATCCTAACACACTAGTCAATGGTGAACCTGTACCATTCTTAAGATTGATCTGGCCGCCTATTGCGTGTTGAATTGTTAAACTTGTAGCTGCTCCGCTAGCGTTTGAACTAGCAACACTAGCAGTTACATGCGTCATATTCAGTGCGTTAATCTTGCTGATAATATCATCAACATCGTCGCCTGCTACTAAGTTAACAGTGTATGCAGTGCTATAATTAGCAACGCCAGCAGTGGATGTGTCTAAACCTTCGTAAATTACAAAGTTAGATGTTGTAGAAACTGTTCCAGTTGTAGCAACGCTGGTAATCTTTGTTGCACCGCTGGCGTTTCTTCTGTAGGCTTTGAATGCAGCAACCTGCGGACTAGATGTAGAAGTTGTTGCACTTCCTGCACCCATTGTAAAGTTCTGCTGAATATAGACTCTGCCAACTGGAATATCACCAGTAGCATCGATAGTATTAATAGCTGTTTGATGCTCATCAAAAATACTAGCAGATTGCAAGCTAAATGCACCTTGTGCTTCGCTGTACAACTTAACATACCAATCTGCACCGCTGTTAGGCACAGTTGTTTTAACATATACAGAACCTGTTGGCTTATCGCCAAAATCTGGATACTTAGTGTGAGGTGCTTGATATAGAGTTACTGCATCATAAGTAGCTGCTGGTAAACCAATAGCAGTTAACATTAATGCTAATCCAGTACCTTCTACAATTCTAATCTTTCCGTCAGATACAGAACCGTCACTCTTTGCACGAGCATCTGCATATAGCTCTAAGAACCCGCCGGCATTTACTCTAGAACCAACTCCATGCACTCTCATAGCAGTGTTAATGCTAGTTGCTAGTGCAGTTAGTGTAGTTCCGCTTAGGGTAACAGTTTGACCGTTGATGATCAATGTGTTGCCATTATAAGCAGTTAATGCAGGGTTAGATGCAGTAGATACCACAACAGGGTGGCTTGTCTGCCAGCATGTGCTAGAGAATGTTGCAGCAGAAGCAAAACCTGCTTCAAAGTTTGTACCGACTACTACCCAATTTCCGCTGCTGTTTTTGTACCATACAGTGTTGGCATTATCGCTAGTTACTACTATTGCATACTGACCGTTAGAGCCAAAACTTGCTTTTGGAGTAACGCCAGTACCGCCATCAGTTACTGTGGCATAGTTATCGTTATCAATTACTAGAGGAACTTTGTTAGTAAAGCTGTCTGTAGAAGTGTTCCACTCAAAAATACCCCAACGTGTGTTAGATGTATCAAGCCAGTATGTTCCGTCTACTGGTTCGCCCACTGGCATAGAACTTGCTGCACTAATTTGACTTAGATCTAAATCTGCACGAACAACATATGCACGTGAACTTACACCTAATACAGAATATGCTGCTTGTAAGCCGTATTCGTTTTGTTCACCACCGTGTACTGGATTTCCGCTTGCATCTTGATAGAATTGCGGAGTTCCGAATGTATCAGTTAGATCACGTTGGCTAGTAATTAAATAAACTCGACCAGCATTTGCTGATAGTGTTCCGGGTGCCGTACCTGTACCGCTAGCATTCTGCTTGTTGGATGCGGTTGCCACAAAAATCAAAGGTACAGTCGACGGTGCTGCCGGTAAGTAAAAACTCTCGTCAATTACGCTAACTTGTACGCCTGGTGAATTTAAAGCCATTTGTTATCTCCCATATAATGGTTTTCTTTTGTATATTTAGTACCAATGGCTAAAAACTACCGGGTTAAATACTGAACAAAAGGGAACTAAAAGGGCGGTCGTATGCGTGATCTATGTAAAAAATGTCAAAGAAGGCCTGTTGCTATCAATTATCTTAAAGAAGGCAGGATATACTATAGGTCAATGTGCGATCATTGTTCTAAGAGTTACAAGACAGCTCGCCCTACCTGGTCAAGTAGTGGGTACAAAAAGAAAGCCGCATGTGATAGATGCGGCTTTAAAGGTGAAGACTCGGAGCAGTTCGATGTGTATCACATAGACGGTGACATCAGTAATTGCAAGTATTCAAATTTAAAAACAGTCTGTGCTAACTGTCAACGAATATTACACAAGCTCAAACAACCTTGGAGGCGTGGGGATCTAACACCAGATTTTTAATCTGTTCGAATAGTGCATCGATGGTAGTATCATTGTAGACTGTGTGGTCAATATCTCTACCAACCCAAGCAGTTTCACTAGCGTGTATCTTAAGTTTGTCTAAATGACTCTTGCTTAGACTCCAAGTAGAGTTACCATCGGGGCCTCTATTGTAGCTAACTGCGGCGTCATACCATTCAGGATCATCTCCCCGCTTAATACGAACCACAATACCTCCAGCATTGTGAATAGCTTTAATTTCGTTAGGAAAACGTACATCTGAGATAACAATATTATCACCAGTTTTTCGCATTTTATTTTCTAATGAAGCAATCCAGATATCGTCGTGGAAGCCAGTGCGGCAAACTTCTGTACCCCATAACTGTAGCATAAGTCTAGGAGTAAGATTAGGCATTTTTAAGCGTTCTGCCCACCAAGTATCTACTTGTTCACGCCATTCGCGGGCTTCTTTTGTGCGGCCTTCTAACAGAGTGCGATCCCATCCAAATACGCAGGCCACTGCATCTTTAAGAGTATTTGCAAATGAGTCTCGTCGATAACCGTGAAAATTTACCAAATAATCTGCGGCAGTGTCTTTGCCTGAGCCAATAAAACCAACGAAACCTACTATCATAGTATCTCCTGCGATACTATAATTTACATTATCCTATGACAAATGTCAACGGTGTTTGGTTATCTTTGTAGTTGATTAGATCCATTTCTAAGGCTTCCATTTCGGCTTTGCCTTCTGATTTTAATGCAGTACCGTTTAGGTTGGTGCCGCCTTGCGGACTTGCAATAGTTGCAAACTTTTCACGTGCTTCACCTAGCATGACTTTACAGTTTGCCAGTGCATAGTCCTTGATCCATATGCCAGAGTAAGGGTCTTGAATGATGGTAAAATCAGGCTTCTGATTATACATCCACAATAGAACGTTTTCTTCTCCGCGAGGGCGTTGAGTAATTCTCAAACGCTTTGCAGTAGGATTCCAATCAAAGTTAATGTAGCTACCAAACATTTTACCAACTTCTTTCTGGTAGCTAGCAAACATATAATAGGTAGCAATCCCACCCATCTGTGTGCTGGCCATTAGATAAGTGTTAGTATAGGCCAAGTTAAACGGTTCAAATAGCGTACCGCCATCGCCACCGCCTGTTCTACTGCCTACGCTTCTACGAAATACTTGACGAACTTGCATAACTTCTGGTGCAAGTATGTAATCATTAACATCTGTTTGCAAGGTTAAGAAGCCAAAACTTTCTTCAACAGCATTGCTGCTACGTTGACGATATTTTGCTAGGGCACGATCAATAGCAGTATTGTAGTGTTTAGGGTCTAATTCAACATCGACCATCCCGTCACCTAGCATGGTACGGATATATTCAACTACGTTTTGTCTTTGGGTGTCAAGTTCGTTCATACCAATATTTAGCAATAAATATATGACTATGCCAAGACTATCACTTTACCGCCCTGAAAAAGGCAATGATTTCCGTATGATTGACCGTGTCATTTATGAACAGTTTCAAGTCGGCGGTACTGATATCATTATTCACAAATACCTAGGTCCTGCTGACCCTTTAGAGGGCGAGGCAACTCCTACCACTCCTGTAAACACTAACCCTATTCCTGAACTAGGAATACAAGATGTGTTGTTTATGGAAAATAGAGACAGAAAATATGAACCCGATGTGTATGTTTCTCGAGGAATCTACACAATGCAGGATATTGATTTTAATCTTCAGCAGTTTGGTTTCTTCTTATCTAACGATAACATTATGATTACTTTCCACCTACGTGGTATTGTAGAACTGTTAGGTAGAAAATTAATGGCAGGAGATGTGTTAGAACTGCCGCACTTAAAAGACGAATATGCACTAGGCGACGATATGGTTGCACTAAAACGATTTTATGTAGTGTCGGATGTTGCTCGTCCTGCATCAGGTTATAGCCAAACATGGTATCCACATTTGCTCCGTGCAAAATGTGAGCCACTAGTTGACAGTCAAGAATACAAACAGATATTGGATCAAGACAGCGGTGATGGACAGAACAGCCTTCGAGACATCCTTTCAACATACAATCAAAACATTGCCATTAACAATCAAATTATTGCACAGGCAGAATCAGATGCTGGGTTAAGTGGATACGACACTGATCAATATTATATTTTGCCTTTACAAGAAGATGGCAAATTAGATATTCGAGACACTACTGATACAGATGTTGATGCTAGCTATGACGGTAATGCAGCAGATGCAAGTTCTGTATTTGTAACTCCTGAAAAAGACGTTTACATTAGCTATCTTCAAGGAGACGGCAAACCACCAAATGGAGCACCTTACAGTTTCGGCATTGAATACCCAGCTAACCCCGGTATAGGTGCATATCATTTACGCACAGATTACATGCCAAATAGATTGTTTAGATTTAGCGGCAACGGTTGGGTTTATGTAGAAAGCAATGTTAGAATGACTATGACTAACAAGCCAGTTGACGGAATTCCTGCACCAGATGCATTAACTAGACATACTCAACTTGGCAGTTTTATTAACAATAACAACACTGCAACTATTGCAGGCCGAGTTATTGAAGAGAGACAGAGTCTAAGTAAGGCTTTAAAGAAACGACAGGGGCCTGAAGCAGATTTATGATAGAGGTATATATGGACGATTATCAAAATTACAAAAGATTTACATCTAAATGCAAATGCGGATGTCCTGCACACTGTGATCATAGTTGTACTGAGTGCGAATACTGTCCGGACTGCGAATGCCCTGAATGCAAAGAGCTTGACAAATCTAGAGGATAAAATTAATGGAACATTTTTACGACGGCCAAATACGCCGTTACTTGACACAATTTATGCGACTAATGAGTAATTTTACTTACAAAGATGGTCGTGGAAATGTGATTCAAATACCAGTTAGATATGGAGATATGTCTAGGCAAGTAGCCAGCACATTGAAAAAGAACAGTGAGAACGTGCTTAACTCTGCACCTTTCATTGCCTGCTATATTAAAAGTCTAGACATAGCCCGCGATAGGTTACAAGATCCTAGCTTTGTGGGCAAAATGCACATTAGAGAAAGGCAGTTTGGTTACGTTGATGAAAACCCAGATAGCCCTACATTTGGACAAACTATTCAAGACTACGCAAATGTGCAAGGTGAAAATTATACAGTTGAACGATTAATGCCAACACCGTTTAATTTACAATTTGTTGCAGACGTGTGGAGTACCAACACTGAACAGAAACTACAAATTCTAGAACAAATTTTAGTATTGTTTCGTCCTGCAATGGAAATACAGACTACTAGTAACTATATTGATTGGACCAGTCTCAGCTATGTAGAGCTTACCGGAATGAATTGGTCTAGCAGAACTATTCCGCAAGGTACTGAAAACGACATTGACATTGCCACCATGAATTTCTTAACTCCTATATGGTTAAGTCCTCCTGCTAAAGTTAAAAAGTTAGGTATCATTACTAAAATTATTGCTAACATTTTTGCAGAGGAACAAGGTACAAGTGCAATGGGTCCTGAATTTAGTTTCTCTAATCCAGTATCTAGAGTCACGGTAACTCCGGGCAACTTTTCGATCTTGTTAACAAATAACACAGCTAAACTAATGGCAGCATCTGAAAACTTGTTAGTAAATGACTTAGAACAGATTCCAATTAAAGCTGGCACTAAAATTAACTGGAAGGCATTATTAGATCTATATCCTGGCAAGTTTAGAACAGGACTGAGCCACATCGAACTTACAAAACTTGATGGTGGGAAAATTGTAGGCTACCTAAGTATTAATCCATTTGACGAAGCAGACATGGATGTTTTAAACATTCAGTTTGACGGAGAAACTTTGCTGAACACTGCAATTTCTGATCTTACAAATACTGTAAGTAGGGGCACAGTCAATGCTATTGTAAATCCAAAAACATTTAATCCAGGTACACCTAGTGTTGATGCACGTTATTTGATACTAGAAGATATTGTTACAACAGAAGAGGATGGACCTAATGCATGGGCCAACAGTAATAGCACCAACTTTACTGCATCTGCAAATGATATTATTCAATGGGACGGAGTGCAGTGGAATATAATTCTCAGTTCTGCAGATACAACTGAAACAACATATATAACTAATTCATATACAGGAATACAATACAAGTGGGATGGCACCCAGTGGTCTAAGAGTGTAGACGGTATGTATTATCCTAGTGAATGGCGTTTAGTTTTATGATACGTGAAGACATTGTATGCAGTGGAGGTTTATTCTTTGCTAAAGATACAAAAAGATTTTTATTTTTGTTAAGAAATCAAGGCAAAACTGCGGGCACATGGGGCATTGTTGGCGGCAAGAAAGAGCCTGCTGATGCTACTCCGTATGCCGCATTAGAAAGAGAAATCACAGAAGAAGTTGGATCTCTGCCTAAAATAAAGAAAGTAATTCCGCTAGAGCTGTTTACTAGTGAAGATCAACGATTTTATTTTAACACATACATGTTAATTGTTGACAAAGAGTTTATTCCTGTGCTTAATGACGAACACGTGGGATACGCATGGTGCAGTTTAAATCAGTGGCCAAAGCCTCTGCATCAAGGTGTTAAGAGAAGCCTATCTAATCGAACTAACAAAACTAAAATAGAATTGCTAATTGAAATAGTCAGCTGATTACCAAGGCTTGTTTAGAGTAACAACAGCAGGTGCCTTTTGTTGCTCAATTTGATTTTCTAAATTTAGTTTATAATCTGCAAGGACTTCTTCACCCATTGCAGTTTCAACCCAGGCCTGCACAGCATCTTGAGTCAATAGATTAAATGGCTTATATGTTTCTGGATCAGGTTCCGAAAGGCCAACTGAACCAAAAATTTGAGATCCGTGCCCTTCACCGTCTGTTGCAGATAAGATAAACTCTACATTATACACGACATTTGTCAAGCCGTTTAATGTAGGGTGTGCAGCAAATCTAGGAAATTCCCAAGTATATGTAATCATAATAATATTTATCTCCAATGCGGTCCTTCGTACCATCCTGCTAAACTATGTCGTACACCGCTAATTAACGGTGTAACTTCATGAAAAATGATACTAGGAAATACACAAACTGTTCCTCTAGCACGAAGATTTTCCGAGTTAGGATAATGCCCAACATCTAAAAACTTTAAATCACCGCCTTCGTATGCGTCAGGATCACTAAGTTGTACAGTTACACTCAGCTTTCTTTGCGTAGGTAACGGTGCTAAAAATACATCCTGATGCCGTTTGTAAAAACTCTGTTCTTCACCAGTGTAGGTAGCAAACTGTATTGCAGGTAAAAATTTATAATCTACCTGAAACCATTCTTTATTAATTTGATCAACTACCTTGTCTAATTCATTAAACAAGTATGACCATGTGGAGTTTCTTACTATACCGCGAATTGAGCTTCTACGCCATTCGTTGTTAACCCTATCACTAGAAGGCCCTAATTTTGCTTCTTGTTCTGGCAAAATTAGGGCCTCTTGAATTATTCTATCACATTGTTCGGGCGTAAAATAACTTTTAATATAAGCCCACTCACCTATCATGTATTATTTGGGTCAGGAGTTGCTGTTCGTTTTGCAATAGTGCTAGCCATTGCTTCGGCTACTGTAGTGGCTGTTGTGGTATCTGTTCCTGAAAAAGTAATAGTAGTAACATTAGGCAGTAAGTCTCTTTCAATTACAGAAACTGCTACAGTATTTTTAACCCAGCCAATAATATCTTGTTTAGTTACGTTGTCAATTGACACAAATACTTCAGAATTCACATTAGGGTTAAGTTCTACAATTCCTACCTGATACTTAGAATTTCCTTCACCGTCGTCTGCTGTGCATTTCCATGTGACACGAAATACTACGTTTTCATTTCCGTTGTGAGAACTTATTAAATCTACGTTCTCAATATCCCAGGTATAAGTTGTTGCCATTGTTTTCTCCGCTGTACTAAACTAGTATTTATTCTTTACCAGGTCCCATTGCACCTTGGCCGCCTGCGGCCTGTTGTTCTTGAAGTTGCGGTGCGACTTGCTGACGGATTGAGTCAACAACAGCAAAGCATTGTTCGTAAGGTAGTTTGCCTAAACCCGCCATGATGGTGTTTAGTTCGTTCATATCTAAAGTTAAATTAATCTTGTTCATAAAAGCTCCGTTAAGGTATATTATTTATATACCAATATAATCTATTGGTATTTTCTGAGTTTAAGGTTGTAAAGACGGGTCGGCAACAGATGCTGCTCCCGGTTCAGCAATAGACGCTGTTCCTTTACCTGGTGCCCACGGCAATTCTGGTTGAGAAATTGCGGCACTGTTTATTTTATCTTGTATTCTTGCATTAACATGCTGTTCGTAATCGCCCACTACTACTGCTTTAATCCAATTTAACACAGTTTCTTCAGTCAGTTGTTCAAAAGCAATAAACTCTCCTGCTGGCACACTGGCTGCAGAAAAAGGTGTTGCACCTTCAAACGTTCCAGAATTACCGTTCTCGTCAGTGCCGGTCTTTTTCCAATAAGTTTGCACTACTGCATTAAGATTTTCGCCTTCAGTTCTAGTTCTAAGAGAAGTAATTTGCCATGTGTAAGTAACTGCCATAATCAATCCTCTACTGCATCGCTATAGTAATTTAGAGTTTTTAAGAAATCATATGCTTGTTCTACCACTGTTTTTGTAGATGCCATGTCAATAGACATCCAGAAATTAGTTTCTGATTTGGTTTCAACTCGCATGTCTGCAGGTACATCTGTAGGATAAACTCCAATATGTGCAATTGGTAATTTGCCTGCATCTCTTGCAGCTTTATTATAAAATACCTGTACGCATACTCTACCGTAGTATCCTTTTTTCCACTGCCAATCAGGACAGTTAGCCGGTCTAACACCTCCCGGATCCGGAATATCTGTTGGAATCTTATGTGTTATAACTTGACTTATTACATGGTACGCAGAGTCGGCGTCAATACCATTAGCAAGTTCATACCTTTTAATTAGTGCCATTTTTTATTATTTCCTTGAGTTCATCAATTTCAGCTTTTAGATCTTTAATCGCCTGGATTAAGAACGGCGTAATCTTGTCGTATTTAACAGTTAGGTAACTCTCGATGTTAGAATCTTTGCCAGCACATCTACCTGCTTTGTTTTCAGCTACGGCAATTGGTAAAATTTCTTGTACTTCTTGTGCAATCAGTGCAGTTTCGACCTGCCCTTCGTAGAAACCGTCATTGACTTTGGTTGCTAATTCGTTCCATTCGAAGCTAGACGGTACTAGACGATCAACTAATGCTAAACCGGATCCTTTTTCTAGAGGTTTGATGTTCTGCTTTAATCTACGATCGGACCAGTAGGCGGTAACTTCACCACGTGCGTACAGGTTATTTCCGCTGTGATAAATTCTCCAACCGTTGCCCGAACGATGAATACCTCCGTCACCGTCGTTCATCATCAGTGTAGAACCAGATGCAAAATAGATACCATACCAGCCGTTACGAGTTCCGTCCATACGCCAAGAACCGTAGTCACCGTTGTTTGGATATATGTGAGCACCGTTTGTATCGGAATAAATTCCTTGATGTCCGGAAACGTTTATCCAGCGATCTATAAAGATGTAATTGCTGCTACCGTTGACCTGCATAACACGACCACTCATATCGTAGTCTGTGTAGAAACGCATACCTTCGTAGCTAAGGTTTGCACCAAACTTTAGACCAGTATGGAATGCAATTCTTAAGTCAGGGTATGGGAATCCCCAGCCGCCGCCTTCTTGGAATATCGAGTAAGCACGAGTTCCGTTACCGCTATCCCCGCCTTCGCCTTTAAAGCTCAACCAACGAACTGTGGTACCTTCTGTGTTAAGTACGTTTACGTTACTGGTACTTGCAGGGTCAGTATAGTAACCAGTATTGTTTCTATCATAATAGATATAGGCTCTTGCATCGTCTAAGTATGTAATACGATACAGTTCCATGTTGGCATTGCCAGCTTCCATACGCAACTGCCAGTTACCTGAACTGTTTAATAAACCAAATTCATTACCAGTAGTACCATATAGGTAACCCATAACGGTGCCTTGATAACCGTTACGTAATCTAATACCACCAGTGCCTTGCTGGCCTGCATCCCAATAGTTTCCGTTGATACTGTACCAATGGTTAGCCGTTGCTTGATTATATAGACCCTGGCCGGCATTATTATTACGGAACCAGCCGTTGTTATAGATATCACTAAATGTAACACTGCCTTGGCCGTTGACCACATAACCAGGTCCGTTACTCAACTGACTTAGGTTGGATAAGTTTCCTGCATGCCATACTAAATGTTGGCTGTCAGTTGCATAGAAATTACCATCTGCATATACGTTAACTTGGCCGCCAGTTGATGAGAATCCCCAATTAACTGTACCACCACTGTATTGATAACCAAATGCCGCACTTGGCCATACACTAGGTCCTATAAAGTTAGCACCGTTTTGTATGCTGCTTACTGCACCGCCTGAGGTAATAAATCCAGGTCCGTTGGTTAACTGACTTAGGTTAGTTAAATTACCACTATCCCATACAGTATATTGTGTACCAGCACCGTAAGTTGAACGGTTAACGTAAATTGTTCCCTGATCCCATCTCCACTGCCATCCGTAACTGTTGTTATGGAATCCAGTAGTATTTGAGTTTATCATTAACGATACGTTACCGCTAATATATCCTGTAAATTCAATACCACCCCAACCGTTTTTACGTCCTTCAGAATACCATGAACCGTAGCTGTTAGGGTTTGGATAAAAATGTGGTGCATTATTAAAGCCGCCAATTGGTGCGTACAGACCATGATTGCCTGTTAACTGCAACCAAGTGTCTACTTGATAATATGCATTACCAAACTTGCCTAAGAATCCAGGTCCGTTAGTCAACTGACTCAGATTTGTTAAGTTGAAGTTGTTCCAAATTCTACGCCATGTACCGTAACTGCCGTTTTCAATACGTCTGTTGTAAATTTCACCGTCGTCATAGAAACTAGCAGCCCACTGATTACCAAAGTTATTACCGGTGTTGGTATGACGAGTATGTAATGCGGTATACCAAGTACCGGTCGGTGTGCCGTTGTTATAGGCGTTATAGAATCCGGATGGTAACGCTGCTGTTAATCCTGTTTCTCTAGTCTTAGTTGAGTTATCACCGTAGACAAACCTGTCGTAATAAATTCCACCTAGGTTATCAACACTACCGCTGCTGGTAATAAATCCGGGTCCGTTAGTTAACTGACTTAGGTTAGTTAAGTTGCCGCTATCCCAGTTGGTAAATGCACTACCTCTAGTATAGATAGGTCGACCACTGTAATAGTTTAAGTATAGATCGTAACCGTTGGCTGCATCAATGTGCAGGTTGCCGTTAGTTGCTGCCACAGTAGCACGAGTCGCATCAGTGCGGCCGTTACCGCCAATAATTAAATCGGCACCCCAGGAACTGTTTGGTCCAAAATATGATCTACTATCGCCTTGGTGTCTAGTATCTCCGTTAATATGTAATCTTGTTGTAGGATCAGTAACGTTAATACCCACAAATCCATCAACTGGATCGATGGTCATGCGTTCGATAGGAAGATCAGTTCCGCCACCAGTTGTACCTGTACCTGGCTTAGTTGCAAATACCAAGAAGCTACGCTCGCTACCCGGAGTATCGTGCAGTCTTAAACCTACCCAGGCATGTGGTGAAATATTATAGCTGGTATTGTCTGCATTCAGTGTTCCGCCTGAGTAGTTTAGCAAGTGGTTAAATGCAATGCCGCCGTAGTAACTGTTTGCAGTTGTTACACGACTAGTTGCAGGGCCAACTTGCAGTGCATAAGAATCACTGTTAATAGTGCTTGCCCCAGTTCCGCTTGAATGGAACATGTGCTTACCGCCGCGGAAATCTAGCGGGCTAGTGTAGTACGCAGTAATGTATCCCGGACCGTTGCTTAACTGACTTAGGTTAGTTAAACTGTAATTAGTGTGTGCTCGTGCCGCAGTAACTGGGCCGGTTTCCACAGTGTCAAATGCTGTTGGGAAAGTAATTGCCCAATCATCATTCCAGTCTGTATTACCGTAGGCATTATATCCAGCTTGGAATTCAGTAATGAATACCTGAGGATACGTCCATGCTGTGCTAGTTTCACCAATCCAAATTGCATTTCTTGTGCCGTCGTGGCCCCAACGGACATTTAAGTCTCCGCCGCCATGTGTGATCTGATGTGCAAAAACGTTGTACCAACCACCTGGTCCGTAGTTGTAACCACCTAGTTCAATTGTTCTACTTGTGCCTGCATTGCCGCCTGCGTATTCGTAGATCTTGACAGTCATTCGCATCATTGTAGATGATCTAAACTGCGGTAATCTAATCTTAATTGCACCTGTTACTGTGCTTGTGCCAGTAACATATGATCCACCACCCGGTGCGTAAACTTTTAAACCATTATTATTGTCAGTTAAACCACCGTTGGTAGTTAACACATATTGGAATGTGGCTGCACCGCCACCTGTGACAAATCCCGGGCCGTTGCTTAACTGGTTAACGTTGGTCAGGTTACCGGCATGCCAGATAACGTTAGTACCCACATACGGATTATAACCAAATGTTGTTCTACCAGTGGACGCACTTATATCAAACGCTGCATCGGCCCTTGCTGCAATACCTCCAGTAAATCCGTTCTTCATAATGACAAAGCCATCATTATAAACAGAAGTCGCCATCTTACCAACAAACCATGCAGTTGTACTACCTGCAACTAGTGGGAATAAAATAGCTGAGTATGTATTTGCATTAGGATTAACTCTAATACCTTCTGACCAGTTTCCGGCACCTGTTGTATTAATTGTTAGGGCAGGGACTCCAACTCCGCTGCCGTTTAATGTACTACCTGTAGGAGCCCATGTAGCAAAATCAGTAATAGTGCCGCCAGTAGTTGTCCAACTGTTTCCGTTACCAAAAGTTAAAGTACCGTTGGCTGCACGGATCACGCTAGGGTTGTTAGCACCCGAGCTGTCCTGATTACCCATCAACAGACTTTGTACTCCTGATGTTGCAGTAATTCTTACATATCCCTGGAATGCTGCTTCACCAGCAACATCTAATTCAAAAACAGGTGCCGCAGTACTACCAATTCGCATCTTGCCGCCACCACCGGCAGCATAGACATCAGCATTTACATAGTGATTTAAATATACGCCTTTGCCCGTAGTAGAGCCGTCAATAATAACTTGACCTTCTCCGTAACCTTTGATGTTAGCTGCACCGGATGCACGATCTAAGTAAAGAATGTCAGTTCGTTGATCAGTTGCATCATATATTGCTGCGGAGCAGATGTACCATGTTAAAGGAGCACCTGCTGTAGGTGTTGGACTACCAGTAACGTAGAAGAAGTGCGTTGAACTGAATGTTCCTGAATCACCGCAGATTACTACATATGCGTATTCTTCCCACTTGCCTGTGCCTACATTGTTTGTTGCCCAATAGCTTTGGCCGTTTGTTCCGATAGAATTACTTGCCCAGGTTAACGTGTAGCCAGCCGGCAGTCTAGCTTTAAATCTTGCTACTAAAATTGCATTGGCTCTAGTGCCTACAGCAAAGTAGAATCCGCCGAATCCGGGACTTTGACTGCTGCCTGTATGCTGTACCTGCAACACAAATCCAGAAGTAGTAGGAGTACCCGACGGTGCTGCAATTCGAGTGATAGCAGTTTGTCCAGAACTTGCGTTATCGTAAACTGCAATACTGTTAGTTCCGTTAAAGAAATTCTCATCAAGATAGTTTGCGTGTTTCTTTCCCGGTGCACCTAGTGCATTAAATGATAAAGTTGGGCCGCCACTCAGTGTTGTTTCAACATGATCCCACGATGTCTTACCGTCAAATCTTAGGCCACCACCAATGTTTAAATTAGTACCGTCAAACGTTAAGTTTGCACTGCCTGCAAATAAGTTACCACTGTCTTTATAAACAACCTGATTAGCACTGCCTGCACCAATACCTGCACCTGCTTGACCTGTTGCACCAATTTCTCCCATTGCACCAAATGCCACATTAGTAATTGCCACCGCAGTAGTTTGTAAACTAGAGTCAAAATGTAGCGGAGAACTAGAAACAGCTCTTGCTGTTGTTTTTAACAGTGTTGCATTTTGCCAGTATCTAACATTGCCACCGTCGTATGTGATTGTAAATTTGTCAGCAGTAGTATATGCACCACCAGTTAATACTGATGCACCTGCTTCATAAATTGCCACGGTGCCGGCATTAAAATAGATTGCATAATCAAGTGTGTCAAAGCTGGCGTTGTTTGCTGGGTCAGAGTTAAGACCAAACATTGCACGACCAGTGGTGTTGTTAACACTGGCACTTGCATATGCACCGCGGACGAATCCTTCCGCTGAATAAACTTGTACATCCCAGTTTCCGTTAGTTCCACCAGTTTTAGTGAATAGAGAATAGTTAGTAGATGTAATGCCTGCACTGATAATTGGAGTCCAATATCCTGCACCAGTAATACCTGTTGATCCTGTTAGGCCGGTAGCACCTGTTGCACCTGTACTGCCTCCAGTACCTGTTGGGCCAGTAGCACCTGTTGAACCTGTTAGGCCAGTTGCACCTGTGGCACCGGTTGCACCTGTAAATCCAGTAGCACCTGTTGATCCTATTGCACCTGTTCCACCGTTTGCACCAGCACCGCCTGTAGGTCCTGTGGCACCAGTTGTACCTTGATTTCCTTGTATACCAGTTGCACCTGTAGCACCTGTACCGCCTCCGGTACCTTGTGCTCCGGTAGTTCCTGTTAAACCAGTAGAACCTACCGGTCCTGTTGCACCGGTTGAACCAAACATACCAGTAACATCGATAGTCCAGTTTGCATATGGTCCAGCACCGTTAGTCCCACCAACATAGTCTACGTTCACAGTGATTGCTAAACCTACAATGCCTGTAATAGTACCTTCCATGTAGTTAACTGGAATAGCTGGATACACAATGCGAACACGCATACCCACACTGAACGCACTGGCTTTGTTTACTGTCCAAGTCTTGCTGCCGGTTGCATTAGTGTTTGATGTTGAACTGGTAATATCATATCCTAGTCCAGTAGCACCTGTTCCACCTATACTACCATTAGAGCCAGCTGCACCAGTTGCACCTTGCAAACCAGTGGCACCAGTTGCACCTTGCAAACCAGTGGCACCAGTTGCACCTGTAAAGCCAGTAGCACCTGTAGCACCTGTAGAGCCTGCATTACCAACGTTACCCGCAGCACCTGTTGCACCCTGGACACCCGTTGATCCACGCTGTCCTGTTGCACCTGTTGCACCAATACCACCTGTAGCACCAGCTTGACCAGTTGCACCTGTAGCACCAAGTTGTCCTGTTGCACCCGTAGCACCTGCATTACCAACACCGCCCGCACCACCTGTGGCACCAATTGGGCCAGTGGCACCTGTTGCACCCGGATAACCAGTTGCACCCTGAGGACCTGTTGATCCTGTGCTGCCTCGTAGACCAGTAGCACCTGTACTTCCCGGCAATCCAGTAGCACCTGTTGCACCAGTAGCACCTGTTGGACCAGTAGCACCTGTGCCGCCGCCTACACCTGCTCCACCTGCAGTACCTGTGGCACCTTGTGGACCTGTGGCACCAGTTGTACCTTGTGGGCCTGTGGCACCAGTTGTACCTCGTAGACCTGTTGCACCGGTTGAACCAGTAGCACCTGTTGGGCCAGTAGCACCTGTTGCTCCCTGCAGACCAGTAGCACCTGTTGCACCAGTTGCACCTGTAGAACCAACTGGTCCTGTAGCACCTGTGGCTCCAGAAACGCCGCTTGCACCGGTTCCTGGGGCAATAAATGCCAAAGTTCCCTGTGTATCGACAAGACCAATAAGCCAACCGCTGGTGTTAGCACTCTGTGGTAAGGTTAAGGTCACTGTACCTGTAGTCGGAGACTTCAGTGTTACATTACCTTGTGGACTGGTATCAAAATTAATTGCCATAGTTACTCAATTGTTATTCAGTATTTATTAGTTCAAAACTATCAGGTCGTAACCTCAACAGTTTCCACTTTTGCCACAAATCGTACACTGCCGCTTGCGACGCCTATTGCTTGAACACTTAAACCTCCGTTTACTGCATCAGCTACAACATTCACATCGTATGCCTGACTTGCCCAAATTTTTGTTTTGTTAACTGTGCGTACCACAGTTGTGTTTGCACCTGCATATCTAGAAATAGATCCGCTAAACTCCCATGCACCTTCATCGTTACTGGTAGTAGACTTTGCAGTGGCAAATACTTTAAACATATAACTAGAATTATCAGGAAGAATAACTTGATTGTTTGTAGTTGCAGTAGTGTTATTCACAGTCAAAGTAAATGTAGAAGTTGAAGTTGCTAATCCTCGTAAAATGTATGACCCGGATTGTGCATCTCCTGCTGCTGCAAATGTTCCATTTGAAACTATATTTGCATCTAAAATTCCTCGAGTAGTTGCACCGTCGCCGAGAACAATGTTATCGCCAACTGCTAGGCCGCCTGTAATAACTACCGCAGCACTTTGAGTATTAATTGCAGTTTGTGTACTTCTAAAATTAGTCAGTGTACTGCCAACAGTTAATACACCCAACGCACCTGTTATGGTAGAACCAATATTAATGTTGGCAATAGATGTAGCAACACCAGCAGTACCAATGTTAACTGTTTTTAGTGTTGCAGCTAAAGTTGCTGCTGATGCAATGTTTGCAGTCAGTGCCGCAGTATTGTTAGAAATATTAGCAGTTGTACCGCTGTGTGTTAACGTTCCAGCTACTGTTAAATCTTCAAAAGAGGTAACATCAGGATCGTCAATTGTTGCTGTAGCACCTAAACTTGTAACGCTTGCTGCCCAAGAGCTGTTTACAATCATAGCAGGTGTAACTGTTTGATATGCTGTGTTTGCTGGAATTTCTTCAGTAATCAGTGTCCAAATACGGCCACCAGCAACAGTTGAACGTCTCCAGTATTCAAAATCACCAGATATAGGATCGTATGTTACTGTATGGTTAGTAGTGCCGACACTCAGTGCAGCCTCTCCGCTTTCTGATATCCAATATACTGTACCCAACACAGTTGATACTGCATCTTTTACATAGCTAACCCATAGAACATCGTTGTCCATGTTATCACTATAAACTACACTAGCAGTGGCTTTAACTGCACTCTTTATTTTAAAGGTAGTGCTGTCGCCTACATTAGGCAGTGACCATGTCAAGCATTTAATCCACTGGTTTGTTCCCGGACTTGCACCAGCATATTCGCTGTGTTCAATGTAGCCAGGTGCACCAAATATGCTGCCTTCGACGTATAAATTCTTTTTAATACTTACACCGCCAGCAACTTGTACTGAGCCAGTTGCAGTGTTTGTGGCCTGAGATGTATTATTAAAATATATAATTTGATTAGTTGACGAAGTTCTGCTGGTAATAGAATCTAATGTAGCAGTGCTCCAGATTGTGATTGCACCAAAGTTAGACGATACTGCGGTGTCAGTTCCTGCAAAGATTTGACTTACACCAATACCGCCAGAACCTAAACTAGAAGTGGTTAATACTTCTAACCCTGCTGCATAAATTCTGTTGCCAACATATAAGTCACCGCCAATACCAGCACCGCCGGCAACAGTCAACGCACCAGATACTGTATTAGTTGCACTGGTAGTATTAACTAAATTCAAGCTGCCAAACTGTGCAGCACCCCAAGTTCCTGTATTAGAAAATAGTGCTGGAAATTCTTGGAAGCCGCCTGGCCAAATATCTGTCTTATAAACCAGCTTCTTGCTGGCATTGTCCATGCCAAGGAAAGAATGGTTATCGTATGTAGATGAAGATGAAGCCGTCGTACTGTAATGCAATAGTACGCCTCGATCAAAACCGTCATTGACATTTAAGTTAGTATTGTCAATGCCTGCACCAAGACTCAGAACCGGGTCAATTACGACTGTTTGAGTTGAATTTACATAGGTTTGTGTGCCAAAAACTTGTAAATTACCGTAAATTGCAGCGTTTCCGCCTACAATTAAATTACGGCCTATACCAACACCACCGGCAACAGTTAATGCACCTGCTGTAGAAGTATTTGAATCTGTATTATTACTAATACTGATAGCATTGGTAGTAGTTGCACCTCTATTTGTAACAGATTGCAGGGTGGAAGTATTCCAAACAACTACCGTTCCAGTAGTTCTACTCACGCTAGTGTCTGTTCCTGCTGTTAGAGTCTGAACACCTAAATTAGTGAACGTCACAATACCAGTGGCCGAACTGACTCCAATGTAAGTTGATCCGACTGCGGCAATAACACCAGTGTTATTGATAGTAAAGCTGGTTGCGGTTCCGACGCTGATTTCATCAGTTATAGTAATACCAGAACCGGCAGTTGGATTTACATTGGTAACAACACGATTTCCGCTATCATATAACTCGGCTGCACGTACCTGTTTACCGACTCCCAACCCTCCGTAGATAACCACAGCACCATCAGTAGTGGTTGTACTTGCAGTTGTATTTTCAAAGACCGCAGTAGCAGCAGGAGTTCCTTTTAAAGATACTGTAATTAATGCAGTTTCAATTGTTGCTTGTCCGCCAATACCAACACCACCAGAAACAACCAGTGCACCTGTTGATGTGCTGTTTGATACAGTATTATTGTTAATAATAATTGCGTTAGTTGTAGAATTTCCTCTTTCGGTGACTAACTGTAATGTGTCAATAGACTCAATAATCACAGCACCGGTGCTGGTATTAACTGCAATACCAGAACCAGTAGTTAAACTGGTCACGCCATATGTGCCCAACGAAGCATTGGTGATTACTAAGCTGCCATTTGAATAAATGTTTGCAGCTTTGATATCCCCGCCTACTTCTAGTTGAGCAGTAGCAGTGGCAGTATTAATTCCAACAAAATTAGAACCTGATGAGCCGCCAGCAATTTTTACAACATCGTTTGCACCCAATGCCAGCGTTTGACTTCCTGCAGGTAATAGTTGGAAGTATCCTGTAAGGCCTGTACCAGTCCATAGTAAATCTACAATCCCGCCGACTGGGTCGTACCATGATTGTAGCTGATTTGTTCCGTTTACAGTTAACGCACTTCTGCTGTCAATTGCTCCCACAATAGGGCTTGACATGAATGTGACAAATTCGTTAACGTAGAGTTTTTTGCCTACATATAAGCCACCACTAATACCTACTGCTTTAGTACTTCCAGAAATTGTTGCCTGCGAAGTATTTGAGAATGTAACAGCATAAGGAGTAATGGCTCCACGCATTGTTACACTTTCTAAAGTGTCTGTTTCAGTAGTTAATACTTGAATACCATTTGAATAGATATTAGCAGCATATACATCGCCAGTAATACCTACTCCGCCGCGGACTGTTAACGCACCGCTGGTTGTGGAAGTACTAGATGCAGTGTTTAAAATAGTGATTGCCGCAGTGGTTGTTGATCCTCTGTTGGCAACAGTGTCTAGTGTAGATGTGTTCCAAACAACTATAACACCAGTAGAAGAAGAAACTGCTGTGTCAGTACCTGCTGTTAGTGCAGTTACACCCAAATCTCCAATACTTGATTCAGTTACAACTGGACTTCCATTGGAGTATAAGTTGCTAGCATATAAGTTTCCGCCAACTCCTACTCCGCCAGTTACTACTAATGCACCAGTTGTGGTACCGGTTGAGTTAGTTACATTGGCAAAAGTCAATGCAACAGTGGTTGTTGATCCTCGTTGTGTAACAGTTTGAAGTGTAGATGTATTACTGATTGTAATAACGCCACGGCCTGGATATGTAATGCCACTTTCAATATTAATGTCAGCACCGGCCAATGCCTGTGTTACAACATATTGGCCGATTGTTGCAGTTGAAACAATTAATCCGGTTGAATCAAAATATCTATTAGCGTATAAATCTCCGGCAAAGCTGCCGCCGCCTGCTACTTTTAATGCACCGCTGTTTAGCAACCCGCCGGCGTCGGTCCTCATTAATTCTAATGTGCCGAACTTTGCTGCACCCCAAGTACCAGAACTTGCAAAGCTAGGAGTATATGCTCCTGCAGGACCTGTTATAACTCCAGTTTTATAGATTAGAGTTTCACTATTATTATCCATACCCAAGAATGTTCTTGTGTATGTACTAGTTCCTGAGCCTGTGTTGTAATGTAATAATAAACCGCGATCAAAACCATCGTCAACTGTTAAATCTGTTCCGTCGGGGTTAATACCTAAATCTAGTATAGGGTCAACAATGCTGGTCTGTGTACTGTTAACAATTGTAGTTGTTCCTCGAACAACTAGATCCCCGACTATAGTTGCCTTACCGCCAACCCATAGGTCTTTAGCAATGCCAACACCGCCCCTAACTACTAATGCACCGGTCGTTGTGGACACTGCATTTTCAACACTTGTGGCTAAAATTTGTCCAGTAAAGTTTAATGCACCGTTAACTTGCAAATCACTTTCAATTGTGGTTAAACTACCTGCAGGATTTAAAGTTAAGTTACCGCTAATTGTCTGTATTGTGCTTCCAGAAAGCAACAACTGCCCTACTTGAATACTTGTAGGTTGTAAAACTGATGTGTTAACACCGTCACTGATTGTTAAGCTAGACAACGGCCCTAATCTAAAGTTAGCTGTACCAAAGTCAACGTTACCTGTACGTTGATTAATACGGAATTCAGGACCTACTCTAAAGTCACCTAAGTGGTCAACTGTTTGGAAGTATACTTTTGCACCATTTAATCTAACAATTTCATTTGCTTGAATTGCAAGGCTTGGGTCGTTGGTAAAGTCTTTTCCGCTACCAATGTGACTCATGTTAAAGGCAATTGCTTTAAAGTCAATACCTTCGCCATCTGCATATATACCGTAATTACCGTAGACTACAGCAGATCCAATACTACGCAACTCTCCGCCAAACTGTCTGTAATCTGCAAGACTGATTTGTTGAGCACTGGCTACTACTGCCGCAGTATAAGTTCCAGTAGTGGAGTAAACGTTTTGACTGCCTAATCCGTCATCTGTAAAACTTGTACTTAAATTTGCACCGTCGCAGTGTAATAATACAGTTGTGCTATTGTCACTTGCGTAAGCACTAGTTGGAGGTGTAAAAGATCCGGTGTATCTAGGAGTAGTGCTTATTCTAAGTTCGTCTAGATAACCTCGTAAACTTAACGTTGGTACACCTGTATAGCCGCCAATTGTCAAACTATCTGCATTGGTTATATTTGCAGACGAAGTAGTAGTTGCTTCAAGGTTACCATTGATAAACAATCTATTAGTATTGCTTAAATCACGGCTCATCATTACATGATACCATGTGCCAGTGCTTAAGGTATTTGTAGAAGTAAATGCAATAGCACCGTGTTGTCCTGCAAGTTTGTTGTCTGCACCTACCCAAAGACCAAATGTTGTTGAAGGAGTAAGTCCTTTATTGACAACGTATTGCTTTCTGTTATTCTGTGTTAGGTGAATCCAAGCTTCAACGGTATAAGAACTAAACCCGTACTGTAAATCAGCATCGCTTACAATGTCTAATAAGTCGCCGTCGGTGGTAAAGTATGCTGCACCTGTTCCGAACTTGCGTTCAAAACTGCTGATTACTGTGGCATTGTAAACGTTAATTGTTTTACCAGTTCTGTCTGCTGCTTCAACAAACCCAGATGCCTTGCCGTCTAGGTAAACGTATTCGCTAGTGACTTCGTCAATTAATCCCGAAGCTAATAATGTACCAGTTGAACCAACATAATGTAGATTATGACCAACAGTGAATGTTCCTGTACTGTTTGCTAGACGTAGTCTTGTACGGCCTTGACCACCCCAACCAACAGATCCGCTGGTACCAACAATACCCTTATCTGCAAAATAACTAAAACCGTTTAATAATTCAACTCTTGTTCCGTTAGTAATATGTACCGCTTCACTGCTAGGAACAATAAAAGTTGCTTCGTTGAATAAAAAGGCTGCTTCGAGACTGGTAGGGTCAACATTTGCACCATCTAAGTATGCACCGCCGCCTGCATCATTGCTGTCAAAACCGTAAGGGTCACCTACCGTAGGGTTTGATCCTTTTGTCAGTACTGAAAATCGTTCTACATACGGGCTACGTGTTGTGATTTTTGCACCCGGTGCAAACTTAAATGCATATCCCGGTTTGTAAAATCCGCCAACAGTAAAGTCGCTGATTGTGGTTTCACCGTTTAATAAAAATGCACTCTGTGTATTGGTTGCAGTAGTAGGAGAAACGTATACCTGTCTAAGTCCTGCACCTTTAACTGATACTCCAGCTGGTACAGTTAGCGGGAATTCTTCAACGTATGTTCCTGCTAAAATGTTAACCGCAGCATTTGCTCCAACGGCATCTGCAAGTTCTAAACCTCGCTTTACAGTTCTAACAGCAGATTGCGGCAATTTGCCGCTTGCATTATTGTCACCGTCTTCAGAAACATAGAAATGATGATAATCACTTTTTAATAAATTAACACCCTGAACAATTAAATCACCTTGAATGCCCACTCCGCCTGCGACCACTAATGCACCTGTTAGTGAACTAGTAGATGTGGTGGTGTTTATTATGAATAGTGGACCGCCAAACGTGGATCGGCCCGATGTTGCGATGCCCCCGTGTACAACGAGTGCTCCTGTTGTGGTGCTGGTTGATGTGGCTGTTAAACCATTAAGAACTACAGCACCGTTTTTAACGATGAAATCAGCTTGTGCCACTCAGTTTCCCTTTCCACTTGACGGCTTTAAATTTTTAGTATTTATTAAGTCACTATTG